ATTCTAATCCTATAACTTGATTGAAGAAAATACTGACTAGCACAATATTGATCACAAGGATAACCAACGCAGCTAAAAACCCTTTAACTATAATCTGTGCTTTTTCTTTCTTTATTTCTAATTCCAGTGCAGCCTCAAGAACAATTAAGATTAATCCTATTGTGCCTAAAACGGGAACAAGACTATCAAGAAACTCAAAATTGTTGTAACCGGAGTATGAGGAAAAAAACCTTAATATTATACCCGTTAGAACAAGTAGGATTACTGATGGAAATTTTGTCCTCCTTGCAAAAATATCAAACAAGTATGAAAATATTATTAATAAAGGGAGAACAATTAAAATCGATCCAACATCCATATAGGCTAATTTAATGAAATAAATCCTATATGTAATTTTTTTTTTTTTTTTTTGTATAAAGTATTGAGAATCTATTATGATTATTGAGAATATAGATAAAGAAATAATTTTGTGTTATACATCTAAAATTGATGATAATTCTGGTAATTTTTTCTTAGATGTAGATTTAAAATATATTCAATTTCATTTCTGCATAGATGGTAATGCTTCATTTAGCTACAACAATGACTCATATAAATTAAATTTAGACAGTAATAAGTTTTTGACTCTTTATAATCCTTCAAAATATATACCAATTAATTGTAAAATTTCTCCAAAAACTAAATTTATTGGAACGCCTGCTCGACTAACGTTTGTCAGCCCTGTAAAAGAGTAATTACTTGCCAAAGCTGCAGGGTCAGTTTGGTCCATATTACTTGAGGCACTTGCTGTATTTTGTTGCTGTGGTGCAATCATTTGTGTAACTCCATCAATAATCATTGAAGTACCTATAGACGTTAAAGCACCAGATACAACTGTTGCCAATAATTTACTACCAAGTAATTTTGCACCAATAGCAGCACCGCCTGCTGAAAACAAACCACCAAGGGCAAGTGTAAAAAAGAAATTACCATGAGCTAAAGGTATTATTTGTATGTCGCAATTTGTTCTTAAACCTAATAAATCTTCTGTAATTTTTGTGTCACCAGCATTAATTTGGTAATACTGGTCAGCCATGTGTTTTTCTAACCCTTTAAAATTACAATGTAAAAAGCTCAAAGCCTCAAGTGGACTATTAACATCAGCTTCAAGGACAGCTTGTCCAATAAATTTTCTTAATCTGCCATATACTTTTATTTTTTTTAGCATTAGTTTTTTGGTTTAATTGAAATAAATTTTTCTGTTTCTGGGCAAACTAAGTAAAAGTCAACATCTAAATGATTACAGCTTGCAATGTCTGTTTCACTAAATTTTAACTCGCCGTCAGGGTGACTATGTACAATGCCAATAACCTCTCCTTGATCTTCATAATATGCCCAATCATCTGGGTCAATAACAAATGAAAATTCTGGGTTTTCTTTGGCTAAATTTTTACAAGGGCCATAAATTATATTATCTTGTTTTTTAATTAACATACCGCAACACTCCTCTGGATAACATTTTTTTGCATGAGCAAAAGCAAATTTTTTCCATGTATCGCTCATTAATTTATAAACCCCCCAACGCTTGGGAATTCAGCACGAGTAACTTGCCTTTTTGGAAGCCTTTTATTTTGTTGGTCAAGCCTACTAACAAGTTCAAATTGCACAATGTTACGGCTTTCAGTTTGTTTTCTATCAATAAAAAATACCTCTCTTGGTAATTCATTGCTATTTGGCGTTCCAAAGGGGTTTGTATTATTTGGAAAATTAGCTGCATCAAGAGATGACGCTAATACTTGAAGCCTTGTTATTTTTGCATTTATTAAGTCATTATGTGGGGTTGTTAAATTAACAATCAAAATTAAATCTGTAACTGTTATTGCAACACCGCTTCTTGAAATACCACCAAGATTACTCATTGTTAGTGTAGGTCTTGGAATTTGTCCTTTACCTTCAAAAGCAAAACCCTCAGCAACAATTGGGAATTTTTGATATGTATCACCTAACCAAATTATATTGCTATTTGTATTCATATTTGTACCAGCGTGAAACCTAAAAGTTGTAGGTACTGATGACGGATTACCTGTTGCATAATGTGTACCTTCAACAAGTTCCATAATAAAAAGTTCAATTTTTGCCGACGGCGTGATTGATTGTAATTCAGACGTTGGTATTGCCATATTAAGGTTCTGCTACTTGTTCAAACGTAAGACTTAAATTAACTCTGTTTAAATACGGTATTGTTTCAGTACGCCTTATACAAATAACTTTTAATGCTGTTGTTGCATTTGATGGGGTGTAATCAAACGCCTCCATACCAGCATCAAAACGTGCGTCCAAAAAAGTATTTATTGTATTTGCGTCTGTTTGTGATAATTCAAATTTAGCCTGTATAGTTTTAAGTCTTTTATTTGCAGGCAAACCCTCAACAAGACGTTGCTGATAACCATCACCAAGTCTTACTGTTATATAATCTTGCTTAACAGTAATTTGCTCCCCATACGTGGGTTTTATGGAAGGAAAAACAGCCATTTAATTTGCTAATAAGCCTCCTGACCTTTTTTGTTTTATTATCTCAGATTGGATTGCAATTGCAATTTGTTGGCCAAGTTCATTGCCTTTTGTATCGCTACCCTCAACATCAGTACCACCAGCGTCAACGTTCACATTTATGTTTACAGAGCCACCAAGCTGGTTATTTGGTGTAATACCACCAGAGCCTCTTGGTGTAAAAATTTCTGGACCACGTTCCCCAACAAGATATGACCTACCACCAACAACTGGACCGCCTTGTGCTTTTTTACCAAAAATGCCACCAAGCAAGCCACCAAGCAAGCCTTTATTTTTACCACCATCACCAAATACAGCATCACCAATGCCACTAAACATATTGCTTAATGCCCTATCCATTAATTTATTTTTAAGGTTATTTAATACATTCGTCATTGCTTGCCCAAATGTTTGTGTGCCATTTATTGCACCTTTTATATTTTCAACCAAACCTTGCTCCAAAGTATCGCCAAGCTCCTTAGAAATATTTACTTGATCTTTTACCTTTTGGTTTAATATTTCTTGCCTGTCAATTTGGTAATCCTTTAGCAACAGCCTACTTTTTTCTAAACGCAAACCTTCATCTTCAATGCCCATAGCCTCTTCCATTTTATTTTGAAACTCAAACTGCCGTTCCAGTAATTGCCTGTCAATATCATTTTCTTGTTGTTTTATTTGTATTCTTTGTTTTAAAATTTTTATTGTATTTGCAGCTTTTTCATCTTTTGACCCAGCTTTAAATTTGCGTTCCTCTTGTTTAATATCAGGGCCAGAAATAGCTTGACCGCTTGCAGTGTCGTAAGTGTACTCGCCAACTTTATATGTTTTATTTTTTTGCATTATTTCATTAACTTCTTGCATTGATTTTTTACGTTTATTAAGTGCTGCTATTTCTTCCTCTATTTTTTTAATATTTTTATCCCTTGAAATTCTGTCACGACCATGTGCTGACCTTGTTCTTTCCCTTTGCAATTCTTCCTCTTTTAATGCAATAAGTTGGTCGGCTTGTGCAACAGTGCCATTTTCTATTGTGTCGGTTAATTTTTTCTCCGCATCAATACGTTTTTTAATATCATTTACTGCATAGTTAAGAGCCAAACCAACAGCAACAATACCAGCAACAACAGGACCAGCCAGTAAAGTTTTTAAAATTACAAACTTTTTAGTTAACACTGCAACCGTTACACCCATTGCTTTTATTGCAGGCGTAACCAAAGTAACAGTTGCCAGTAATGTAGTTAAACCAGCAGCAACCGAAATAAACTCTGGTGGTAAACCATTTACAACTTTTGCAAGTATAGTGAGTGCCTCTGTGCTTACTTTGGCTGCAGGCAACAAAGCTGAACCTACAGCAATTTGTAAGTTTTCAACCTCATTTTGTAAATTTTTAAATACTTGCGTTGGGTCGTTTTCTAATATTTTTTTCAAATCTTCAGCACCACTTGCCCCAAGTTTTCTTAATGCACGTATAACAACATCACTTGTAAGTTTGCCTTGGGCAGCTAGTTCTTTTAACTCACCAGTCGAAACGTTAAGCTCTTCAGCAAGTGGTTTTAAAATTAATGGTACTTGTTCCGAAACGCTTCTAAATTCATCACCAGCCAAGCGACCAGAACCAAGTGCTTGTGCTAATTGCCTAAATGCGTTAGATGCTTCTATTGCAGATGCACCACCAAGTTTTGCTGCAGTGTTAAAACCTATAAATGTTGTTTCAATATCTGCCAAACTAACACCCAAGGGTTTTAACCTTGCAGTTATATTAGTTACGCCGTCAAGTGCTTCTGTTGCACTCATGCCAAATAATTTTTGCCCCCTAGTTGCAATTTTTTGTGCTTCACTAAACTCACCTGTTGCTTCAGTTAAAAGCTTTAAACGTAACTGTAATTTTTGAAAATTGGCTGCAGTATTGATTGAACGCCTACCAACTTCCAATAATGCACCAGCAGTTAATGCTTTTGCTAAACCATTAAAACGTTTTGTAACCCCACCAGCCCTTTTATCTAATTTACTAAATTCACGTGCAGATTTATTTGCTTGGTTGTTAATGGCCTTAAGCTTATTACTTGCCTTATCAACGACATCAATAACAACACTTGCAAAAGCCATAAATTGGTTTTTTTATTAGTTTACACTTAATTCTTAATTTTATCTAATTGTTCCTTTTCACGTTCAGCTTTTATTTCATAGTAGGCAGCCCAATACAAAAACTCGGCTTGTGTTAGCTCTTGCCGTAACCTACTTACCGTCATACCTAATTCTGTTGCTAGGAAAAACTCAAAATAAAGCCAGCTATCCCCCTTTAATCGTTTTTTGCTTCGTCTAAAGGTATGCCGTCTTCTGTAACGTTAAATAAAAACAGTTCAAGCTCGTTAAGTACACTTTCAGGTATTTCTCTTTGCAGCCTTACAACATCACCACTGCCAAAAGCTTTCTCTCCATTTTCTTTTTCTGCCATTTGGCAAAGCATAGCAGTTGATACTTTTAAGGCGTCATCACTACCAGCCAAAGCTTGAACCCTTGTTCTGTCTGACCTTGTAATAGGTCTAAAATACAAATCAACTACTGGCTTGCCGTCTGCATTTTTAAGTGTAAATTTACGTCTTTGATTAAGGTCGAAACTACCAATAATCAGGTCAATGGTTCTTGGTTCAGCCATTAATTATATTGAAAAAGTGATAGGGCCAGAAACTTGGAAGCTTACAGATTGAGTTGTAAGTTCACCAACAGTTGAAGCAGCACCAACACCGTTAACAATACCGTTAAAGCTATATTTTTTAGAGCCAGCTTCATTTAAAAATAAATTAAATGATGCATCTGCTGGGTCTTCACTTGTATTTATATCTGCAAGTAATTCTGCAACAGCATCGCCACTTGTTTCTGTATATTGAACCTCAACAGTACCAGTTGCACTTTTAAGGCTGCCAACATATTTTCTAGCAGTATCGCCATGGGCTGTACATTCAAGTGTGTCCTTAGTCATATCTAAAGTCCAAGCTGTTGTACCAACAACTGCACTTACAGAGCCAGAACCATTATCAAAATGTACTGCTCCTTCTTCTCCACGAACGTTTGCCATAACAAAAAAAGAAATTTAATTATATATTATCCTTTTTTTGCCTTTTTATCTACTTTTGCTTGTTTTTTCCTAAATAGTGCAGATTGGCAGCGTGAATCCCAAAGGTTTGGATTACGTTTGCCTTTTACTTGCTCAATAATATCAAGCATTTCGTCGGTAATTTCAATCATAAGTTTTCAAAAATTTCAAATGGTATTGACATAACGCTTTGTACAAAACCCTCTGGTGCTGCATTTTCTAATACTGCTGGGCCTGTACTTGGCTCAAAGAAAATACCATTTAATCTTACCCTATTGTACAAATCCCTTATTCT